TAATAACAGTTCACGACCAATATGCAAAACCAAGAATAACTCAAAAATTACTTGATGATGCAGTTTTTGACGTTCAAAGATGGTTGCAAGAAAAGACAAACGAAGAATTATCATTCACTGAAAATAATCGTTTTGTTGTTGGTTCTAATGTTAATGCTCCAAAAGGATTTTTAAATTATTCTGCTTGGACTACACCGGGAGTATATGAACAAGATAAACTTGAATATACAAATTCTGGACTTAATGGAGTAATATCTGGCGATACATTAATGGAATTACAAGACAGTCTATTTGAAAAATATCAGGCAGGAGCAGTATTTATAATGCATAGGTCAACATTTACTGAAATTAAAAAACAGAAAAATGGTATTGGAGCATATATGTTAAACTCTGAGGCTTTATCTGATGGAGTTCAACCAAGACTTCTAGGAAAACCAGTTATATTTGATACAAATATTCCAAAAATTGCAACAGGTTCAAAATCAATTGTATATGGTAACTTTAAAGAAGGTTATCAAATTGTTGATAGATTAGGTATAAGAGTTTTAAGAGACCCTTATAGTCAAAAAGGTTCTACTGAATACTATACTACAAAAAGAGTTGGTGGAGATGTAAAGAACTTTCAAGCTATAAAAATATATAAATTATCTGATTAATTTTAATAATAAAAATAAATAAATAAAATGTCTACACAAGAAATTTTTAATGAATTATTGCCAGCTTTGGCTTTAAATCAACAAGCAATTGTTTCTAATACAACAACTGTTGGAAATATAATTGATACTTACAATGCTGATAAGGGTATTAAAATTGACCTTTTTTCAGGTGTTATAACTGATGGAGTATTTGTACCTCTTTTTGAAGAGAGTGATGATGTAGCTTTTGCAACTTCAAATGATGTTGCTGATATTAATATTGTTCCAGTTAAAATCGGAACAATTTGGTATAAAACAGGTCAGGAAGCTATATCACAATTTATCTTAACTGATGATAATATTATTAGGTCCTTTGGTTTAATTGGAACAAAAAGATATATAAGATTATCTATGATTTCAACTGGTGTTACAAGCGGTGGTTTTTTTACTGCAATTTCTAATGCAAAAGGAAATCTAAGTTCAGTTTGGGGATTATAATATTAACAAAGGGGGTATTTATTTACCCTCTTATATAAAAAATATAAATTATGCAAGTTGAATTTTTAAAAGATGAAAAAATTGCCTTTGATGGTATAAATATTAGTTTAGTAAAAAAAGGAGATTTAATAGAAAAAAATTTACTAGACAAAATAAGCAAAAACTTATTTCAAAACTTCTTAGATAATAAGATTATTAAATTAAATGATGATGATTTAAAGTTAGTAAGTGAAGCTGAAGTATTTAATCCTGTTGAAGAAACACAGGATATAAATCCTGTTGAAGAAACTAAAAAAAATCATATTAATAATAGAAAAAATAAATAATTATGAAAAATAATGTATTAAATATTGCAGAGCAACCAGGAACAGACGGAGACAACAAATGGATTGTAAACGGAACTCTAGAAATTAATGGAACTTTGAAAAATGGATTAGGACAAGAAGAGATAATTGCAGTTGCAGGAGCTTTAAGTGTTGACAAAAAAGTTTCAAAACTTGCTTTAGCAGGTGCTGGAGCGGTCACTCTAGCAGTTCCTTCTGCAGATATGTTGGGGCAGATTAAAGTTATTGAAATGACTGCAGACAACGGAGATATAACTTTATCTTTAGCAAATGTTCAAGGTGGAACTTCGGTTACAACTTGCAAATGGGCTAATGTAGGTGATGCTTTAATATTAGTAGCTGGTATTACAAAATGGAATGTAATTAGTCAAGGTGGAGTTGTTCTATCTTAATTAAAAATAAGGGGTATATTTATATGCCCTTTTAATATAAATAAATAAAAATGACCACTAATTCTTTTTACGGATATAAGAAAATAAACGACCCTACTAACCTTGCAGTAAGTTTAACTACATTAAAAACTCATTTAAAAAAATTTGATACAATAGAGGATGACTACTTAACCTTATTAATAAAGACTGCGACTACAGACTTTGAAAACTACACTAACAGGACTTTAATAAATACTATATTTAAAGGCTTCTTAGATAGTTTTACTAGTGACCCTATTTTAATAAGAAAATCAAAAGTGCAGTCAATAAGTTCGATTAATTACTTAAAAGATGCTACATTAAAAGCTTGGCTTCCAACAAATTATTACTTTACTGATGACAATGATTTTTCGAGATTACTTTTAACAACAACTGGAGCATTTCCAACAGATGCAGACCCACGATTACAAGCAATAGAAATAAACTTTGTTGCGGGTTATGGTGATACTTCAACATCTATCCCGTATGATATACAAATGGCTTTATTGCAAGTAATAGCTGATATGCATTATAACAGAGGCGATTGTAGTGGAGATGATGGAAGTAGTGGAATTAGTCAATCAATAAAGAACACTTATAATAAATATAAGATTTTATTAAATTCATATTGTATAATTAATTAATGTCTTGTAAAACAAAAATATCTAATAAGAGGTATTGTATAGGTGATCTTAAGCACTTAGTAAGCTTTTATGATAAAGTTATCAATAGTAGAAGAGATAATGACATTGACCCAAATATGAAATTCTTAAATGAAACCAAAGTTTGGGTAGCAGTTCAATCATTAAATACGATTAGTGGTTATAATATTATTGAGGGTTCTAATATAAATAGTAATTCAATAAATTTTAAATTTATAGCTAGGTATTCAACAGATTTATTAACTAAGAATTTTATTTCTTATAAAGAAGAGTATTATAAAATAATAAATCTTACTGATGTTGGTTTAAATAATGAATGGATTGAGTTCTTTATTGAGAAAAAAGGGACTATCAATAACAAAACTAATCAAAAATAACACTTGATTTTTTTAAATTATAGTATATAATATAATTATATTTAAATTAAATATTCAAATGAAAACACAAATAATAAGTATAGAAAATGGCAATTATGTGCCAGATGTAGAACATAAATATAATCCAGATATACAAGAAAAATCAAGACTATTTGCAACAAGAACAAAGCAAGAATTATTAAACATTGAAGCTGAATTTATTTTTGAAAAAGATGTTATAAAGAATTTAAAAGAACAAATGCTTGATAATGAATATGCTTGGCATTTTTATTATTCTTTTTGTAATTCACCTTATGAATGGAAAAAAAAAGGTTTTGATGGTATAATGGAGGACTTAGGATTCAGGGGAGCTAGTTGGCTTGTTGCAGATACAAGGGCATTAGAAGAGAGTGGGAATTCTATTGATGTATGGGGGAATGATACAAGATTATATGGCACCTTATATCCTGAAGTTGAAGCAGATTTAAATAAACTAGGTTGGTATAAGCAAGAATGTGAGGAATTTAAAAATAAAACTGGATATTACAAAGAGAGATAAATAATGTTCAAAATAATATCTGCAGATAGCAACAAACAAGTATTCAAAATATTATTAGACGCTCCTGAAAAATCAAAATCCGCATCAAGACAATCATTAAGACAAATAGGAATGCTTTTAAAAAAAGATATTAAAAGTGATATGAATAAAGGCAAGAGTGGTATTAAATGGGGCAGAAATAGAAGGTCAGGAGCTGATGACGAGGGTGTAAGGAGACAAACTGGCAAGCTTTCAAATTCCACTGATTATAAAGTTTCAGGATATAACAATTTAGAAATAGGATTTGATAGTTCAGTTGACTATGGAAAATTTGTTGAATTCGGCAGTAAAAGAATGGGAGCAAAAAAACCGATTATAAATGCTATCAATAGAAAAAGTAATAATATGCAATCTACTTATAGTAAAAATGTAAGTAGGATTTTTGATAAGGTATAATGAATTATAAGCTAGTTTTTTCAAACAATTCATCAAGTAAAGTCGAACTTTCACTTATAATGCATTATATCTAAAAAGCAGTAGCTATAAAAACTACCGAGGCGGAACCGTCTTACCTCCAATCTATGCTGGATTACTTATAATATAACACTATTAATATAAGAATGCAAGTGTTTTTCAAAAATAATCCAATTATACAAAAACCGAATTTTAATTGACAATATACTTTAATTAGTGTATATATAATATATAAGATATTAATTTATAATGTACAAACAAATAATTAACCACTTAAGAAAATATTTACCAAGACATACAACTTTATTTTCAACAACACAAGCTATTGAAACTATATCTGCAGTTGGAAATTTAGTCTCTATTAAAGCTACTGCACATACGGCGGTTACAAATGAATATCTTAATGTGAAGAATGTTAAAATACCTTATACAATTAATAGTTTAACTCAACAGAATGGTATTGCTACTGCAATAACTACCGATAACAATCAAGTAAATATTGATAATAAAAAAATAACTATACAAGGAGCTACCGAGACTGATTATAATGGTGAAATGATAACAACAAATCCACCACTGATGAAAATTACTAACTTAACAAAATCAGGTGATATTATAACTGCTACAACAAAAGAAAAACACGGGTTTGTTGTCAATACTGACTTTACAATAAATGTATGGGGAGTTAATCAAGCTATTTATAATAAAGAAAAAATAAAAATAACTAGTGTAATAGATGATTTAAATTTTACTTATACAATAAAAGGTAATACAACTTCACCCGCTACAACAAATTCAATTATGTATTGTCAAGCTAATTTTACTAATAAAGTATTTTTCTATAAAATATTAAATACTGCCCCAGTTGTTGCAACAGGAACTATACAACAAATGCAATTATTCAGTGATGGTTATAATGGATTTTATAAAGTAAATGTTATAGATGTTGACAACTTTACTTATGAAATGAATTATACAGGGTTATTACAACCATCGGCGACTGGTGGTACTATTGAATTTGCGGGCAATATTGATGGCAAAGTAGTTACTAAAGAAAATGTAGAGGATTTACTTACTTCTATAAGAAAAGAGAGTTGGATTATTTTATCACCTCAAGACACTAATCCATCAAAAAGCTCAAGAAATAATACTGATAGTACAATGAATTACACAGGCGGTACAGATTATACACAAACAGAATTAAATAACTTTGAATTATATATAATTTTACCTTCTTTTAATACCTTACTTGGCTTGGAGGATCTAGAAAAGGCAAGAGAAATTAAATATTTGATTTTTAAAAGCTTAGTTGGGGTTTCTTTTACAAACGGATATAATAATGCAAAAACTGATGGGGTTGTTTTTGATGGAGATGGAACAGAGCTATATATCAATGCTTTTTATGTTCATAGAGTTTCATTCCAAGTATCTTCAGAGATTACAAATGAAGATATTTTTGAAGATTCAGATACTTTCAACTTAAATACTATAATTGGTACCATTATAAATGCTGATACTAATAGTAGAGATTTAGTTGCTAATTATACAAAAAGTGTATAGATTTTTAACAATCCACCGATACATAATAATGATATTCCTATTTTAAATAAAAGTATTGCATTCTTTTTTTTCTTTATTTTGTAAATCATAGAAAAATCACTAAGATTATTAACTTTAATTGCTCCAGTTATACTTAGTATGACACCGATTATAAAAAAAATATTAGAAATTTTTTAATTTAATTTGTTATAATTCTATAATAAACTATTATTCTATTAAGTCAATACTTATTTTAAAATAGTTTCCAATTATACAAAAACCGCCTTTTAATTGACACGATATATTTAAATTGCTATATTATAAGTATAGATAATAAATTATTATGCAAATAAAAGTTTTAAAAGAACTACAAGACACACATAAAACTTACAAAATAAATGAGGTTGTGGAAGTTGAAGTAGATATAGAAAAAACCCCAACCAGTAAGTTTTGGAGAAGGATTTTTAAAGATATGATTATTGATAATTGTATTGAGTTTATTAATGATAAAAAAATTATAAAAAATGACAAATAAATATCCTATTGTTACAGGGAATATAGTAAATTCTATTGGAACAGGACAAAATCCTACTTACAAAACCTTAATAATAGGCCAATCTAATAGTGCTAATATTACTACTGGAGAATTGCAAACAGAAGTTAATAATGATAAGAATGCAATAAAATTAAAGTATGGTGCTACACAGCATATAACTCAAGGTATTCTTGCTTATAGAGATATAAATTCTTTAAGTCGTTTAGATGCTATTGCTATTAATGATAACGGAGCTGGGGCTTCTGCTACTGCAACTATTACTTTTACTGGAGCATCAACTGCAAACGGAACTTTACAAATTGCAATTGATAGTAAATATGATAAGATAGTTAATATACCTATTGCTAATTTAGATACCGTTACTGCAGTTGCTACAAGTATGGTGACGGCGATAACTGCTTTAACTAATGCAACAGTCACCGCTGGAAATGTTGCTGGAGTTGTAACTATAACCGCAGTTAATAAAGGAACGATTGGTAATGAAATTGGCATTGAAGTAATCAATTCAGTTGCTGGAATTACAACCGCTATTACTGCTATGTCTGGCGGGGCAACCGACCCAGTTATAACTTCTTTATTAGATGTAATAGAAGATAAAAGATATAGATTTATAATAGCACCTTCTTATATGAAAACTGCTATTATAACAGAGCTTAATAATAGATATAATGTTACAAATGATGTTCTTGATGGGGTTCTTGTTACAAGAATAACAGACACAGTTGTAAACTTGTCAACTGCTCTTGATTTATTAGATACTTTAAGCAATCAACAGATATGTG